CGAAGGATTTCGCGGCTTTCGTGAGGAATATCCTCACAGAGGCCTATATCCTGTCCCTCGTACGTGGTTCAGTCGGATAAGTTCGTCCGGCCTTTCAGCTAAGGAGTAGTTTGGTGACTTGTTCATCCTCCTCTGAAAAGCCTTGGTACACTCCGATGATCGTGGCCTATTTAGCCCACGATGTCCCTGAGTTCGTAGGTATATCTCCTGCGGCTCTTGCTCGAGACATAATCACGCTCGAGTATCGTGTGGCCTTTGAGGGAGAGTCCTTTTTCACAAAAACTCTTCCCACTTTTGGCAAAGCATTTGACTTTGCTCTCCAAGAACGCTCTCCGCTAACTGTATCGGGCTTCAGACGATGCAAGCCTGGCAGCGTAATACCCGCATTTCTGCAGGCACTAACTCGGCGAGTGTTCACGGATGAAGGCCATATCAGGTCTAATCCATGCATCAATAGTATCCGAGCCGTTAGGCAGGTCTGCTATTGGTGTAAGAAGGTTGAGAAAGGGTTCAGCGATGAGAGTCTCCAGAAGGCCGTCGATGAATTTATCAAAATCGACATGTCCTTGCCGCCACTTAGTGATTCTATACGTGGTGGCTTTCTGGGCCGTGCAAGAGCTATCATCGAGCGGATATTCAGGAAAACTCCTGGAATTCTCGAGATGGTGCCTAACCACGGTCCTGGAACTGTGGCTTGGGATAAAGGTTTAGATAAGTTTAAGCTTGACGAGAGCTTTGTTGAGCTTGAGCGTACATTTAGGCCTGTTCCGTGGTTCAGAAGTCTACGGGACATTTCCGAGCATCCTGACGAACTAAGTGAGAGAATTCACAGTTATACTGGATTCTCCCGGCTGTCATTCGTTGAGAAAGACTCCGGCGGTCCGCGACTGATTGGTATGGAACCTGCTGAATATATGTGGTGCCAACAGGCTCTTAAGGCTTGGATGTACCACCATGTTGAAAAGGTTTCTGTACTAACTAAAGGGCGCGTGAATTTCACAAACCAAAGCGTAAATCGAGACTTAACGTCCGATTGGCTAAGGTATGATACGCTTGATATGTCGAGCGCATCGGACCGCAACTCGTACCAACTCGTAGGGTTTCTGTTTGGTAGAACCAAACTTTGGCCTTACTTGAAGGCGTGTCGCACACCAGGCATATTGCTTCCAGGGAGACAATTACTCTTTTATAAAAAGTTCGCTCCCATGGGCAGTGCAGTATGCTTTCCTGTAGAGGCGCTGACGTTCTACGCCTTAGCAGTGAGTAGCTTGGTGGAACAGGGTTACTCCTTTCTCCTGGCATTGAAGAATACCTTCGTATACGGTGACGATCTGATCGTACCGCATGGCTACTTCCCAAAAATGGCCGAAGC